ATAAGTATGGGGAGACCAAGCTGATTACTGTGCGTTGGTTTTAGCCAGAACTCCCCATAGTCCTTTCATTAATTAAGAAGCAAACGATACTTCAGCATCTTCTTTAGCAACAAAACCATCTGGAACAACATCAAATGCATCTTCCATATCATTTTGATAAGGAATTAAGTTTGTTACTTGAACTGCACGTAAGTCTGCATTAGTTCCAGACCTACCTTTATACTCCCAATTATATGTAGAATATAAAACACTAACTTCAGAACCATTACCAATTAGTGTATCCTTCATATTTCTCTTTTGAGAGTCCATAAGAGTTGGAGATTTATTGTAGTCTCCATTCTTTCTTCTTACGTTTCTTTTAATGCTAACAAATTCTCCTCTGTCATCATTCTTATTCTTGATAGTAAGACCATCAGCTTCAGCAATCTTCTTATTCTTTTCGTCTAAGCTAACATCTATACTCCAAGTACCATCACTATCAAATGTAGTGTTTGGATTTACTAATGAAGCCCAATAGGCTTTTCCCTGTATTACGGACATATTATTGTCTCCTTTCATTGTTAAAAATATAATTATAGCAAAACATATAGTATATGTCAAGCACTTTCTTTAAAAGCTTTTATTACGTCAGAAGAAAAAAGCTTTTGTATATTTAATAAGTACATACGAGATGCATTATTATCTCCCCCTGATACTGATTTCTTTTTGTCTAAGTTTTTAATTATCTTTCTTAGACTATCTGTTTTAAAAACCAAAGTAGCAAAAGTTTCTTCGCCTACACAAAGATTGTGAAACCAATAGTCAGATGTAGTAGCATCAATACCACTAGGTTTGCCATAGCTTTGATAC